CAAAAGAGATTAAAGCTGCTTATATGTTAGATGATTTAGAAGATTCGGAATCCAATTCTGATTCTGATTCTGATTCTGATTTGGGTATGAAAATAGGAAGAGGATCTGGATCGAAGAGTAATTCAACTATTCATAAGAAAATATCGCAATAACAGCTTATCTATAAAATGCATCTATATTGCTATGATTTTAAATATATTATTTTATCATTTATTTTATATACAATTAAATTATAATATGAGTTTTTTGTCTGATTTAGAGAAAACACTTCGCACGAATCACATTCTTGTGATTTTAGGCGCAGTTGTTCTTGTCTATGCAGTTTATAGCTATTCCGAGCAAAAGGTCCTTCCTATGAATGCCATGCAGAGTGATCCCGCTAATCGCCCAAGGGTAACCTTTAGTGAGCAAGCGATGCCTGTCGCTACCGGTGCATCTGGTGGTTATGCTGTTGTTGACGCTACCACCGGACAAGGTGGTGTTCCCGCCGGTGGAGTGAATATGCCAGTCGCGAATCCTTCTGATCTTCTTCCTCGCGACACCAACAATCAGTGGGGCAGCTTGAACCCTGCCGGAAGTGGTGATCTTACCAGCCAGAATTTGCTTTCCGCAACTTTCTTGACAGGTATCGACACTATCGGAAACACGATGAAGAACGCCAACCTTCAGCTTCGTTCTGAGCCGCCTAACCCACAGTTGAATGTCGGTCCTTGGAACCAGAGCACTTTTGCACCTGACCTTATGCGCACTCCTCTTGAGATTGGTTGCGGTGGTCAGTAATTATACAAAGATATTATTTGCGTAGTCATATACTTTATATCTATAAACTAACATCTGTTTATACATATATAATAAAACAACAATACAACAATACAACAATACAACAATACAATATCATAACAACAAGATAATATTAAAATGGAGCCTTTGACGCCGATAGGTTACTTATCAAACCCATTATTAGATATAAAAACGGACAAAGATGCCAGCGACGGAGTTTTAAAAAAAGAACTTTCCCTTATGGATTTGACTTTAATGGGTTTAGGTAACGTAATTGGTGCAGGTGTCTTCGTAATTCTTGGAAAGTCGATTCTTTATGGAGGAAATCATACAATAGCCGCATTTATTGTTGTTGCGATCGTTTCGATTATAATGGGGTTTGTCTATTTAGAAATATACAGTCGACATAAGAGTAATATAATGGAGTATACTGCAATAAAGGATACGATGGGTGATGATATGGGTAAAGTTGCACTATATGTAATTTATCTGTTTGCAGTTTTATCTGCTGTAACAATCGTGATATCCATGTCGAAATATATAAGCAAAAGCCAATATTTTTCATATCATTTGGGTGAAAATGTTACATTTGAGATTCTCTTTGGTATAGTGATCATTACGCTCATGTGTGCAATCAATTACTTAGGTATACATTTTTCGAAGTTAGTTGCGATTAGTATAACAGTATTAATGTTGGCTGTATTGGGTGGCGCTATATTATTAGGCGCGCCAAAGTTATGCGTTAATGAAGTAGTAACTATGCCAGAGATGCCATGGGATTCCATCGTGTTATCAGGAATATTGTCTTTATTTTTGTTTAACGGGTATGATTTTATCGTAAAGGTGAGTGATGAGACGATAGATCCAAACGACAATAAAAATGCGCTCATATACACACTTATAATGACTTCGGTGATTTACTTACTTATTATTGTTACAGGTATTTGCGTATTGAAATTTAAGACAGCATCGACAACGTATAATTTAATTTCAAAGATATACGAAAAAGTGGCGGGTAAAAATGCTGGAATAGTCACATATATCGCGGGTTTACTGATTATGTTTAATACCGCATTTCTATCCTTGTTATCTGCCTCACGTTTTATTTACTCGACTGGAAAAGAAAACCATATAAGTAACGTCGATTTTTGGAAGAAGGTCAGTGATTACAATACTCCAACAAATGCAATTATAGTGACATTTATAATATCGGTTATATTTTCTCTTATAAACAGCGAAGTCGTGTTGACTATATTTTCTAATTTTTCAGCATTATTCATATTGGTCTTATTATGTGTGGCGCTTTTAGTGATTCGCTGGAATGAACGCGACAAACCGGCGGAACAGGCAGAACATAACTATATTCTTGGTAATGTTAACAATATACCGATTCCTGTTATTATAGCATTAATTTTAATTATATATGCAAAATATAAGATAATTAAGCATCGGTTTTGGTTGGATACATTATAATGCTTGAATCTCTCGGATTATGTAAATATAAGGATAGTTTTGGCAAACCAAATGAAGGTGGGCATTCGTTTCGAATATTTAATATAGCGATCGTTGATGTTGTGTTTACGATAATCGGCGGTGTTTTAATTGCAAGATGGCTGGACCTTGCAATATGGAAACCCGTGTTGGTATTATTCATTCTCGGGATCATATTTCATAGATTGTTTTGCGTTCGAACTACGGTGGATAAGCTTCTATTTCCGAATGCAAAATAAAATATAAGCAATATATAAATAATAGATCAAAAATATATATCAAACTATAGATTAGATGTTTAAAACAAGTATATTTGGATATATTATTATTGTATTCGTCATATTAATTTGTTTAAAAATATATCAAGAATCAGACGCGTTTCAGTTAAAATGTATCGTATCCAAGGTCGACGGTAATAAATATTGCGTACGTGAGCGCGCCAAATTAGAATTAGCGGCAGATCTTCTTGCAAAAGTAACTCAAAAAATGAAACAAGTTGTAAAACATATGGGCGAAACATTTCCGGAACGTGATAATGTAAAACGTTTAGTAAAGAATTTTAATCCGGAAAAAGTTAGTGAAACATTACCGACAAGTGAATTTACTGCATATAGTGAGAATAAGGGTGAAAAACTCGCATTTTGTGTGAATACTACAAAAAAAGGGAATAAGCTGATTGACGAAAATACGTTAACATTTGTCGCTCTTCATGAACTCAGTCATATTATGACGGAAAGTGTTGGACACAAAGATGAATTTTGGAATAACTTTAGGTTTATTATTGACGAAGCCCAAAAAATAAAGGTTTATACACCAGAAGACTACAAAATAAAACCCAAAGAGTATTGTGGAATGACCATAAACGATAACCCATATTATGATAACTAATTCAGAATTTATATAACCAATAACCTCTTTAATTTCAAGAACCGCAGATTTGGGATACGTCGTTCTTTTGTTGCGATTAGGTCGGAATCGCGTGTCAAACGTGAAATAATATTTCGATCAACATCTTCTACCGAGTAGTATTCATCATTATTATCACTATTAAAAGATATATATTTCGGAATGTTATCAGAATCAGTCCAAGTCCATATTCTCTTATTAAGTGAATTATTATGAAGTTGCAAAATTTCATCGATTGTATCATATTGGTACGTTACTGGAAATATAGTATCAAATTCGTATAGTTCATCTACAAATGTCATATATATTTCAGAAATACTGAATGTATTATTATAAATTACTTGCTCATAAATAGATGCACCACCGATAATCCACGCGACATCATAATTCGTAGTATATTCTGGTGTTTTATTCAAATGTCTGATATAACGAACACTAGGGCTACAAGTAAATGCATCGGACTCGACATTTTCTGAAAGAAATTTACTGTTTGAAATAATAAGATTATCGCGAGACTTAAGTGGTTTCGATGAATCAGGTAAACTATTCCAGGTTTTGCTCCCCATAATGACGGCGCTATTATTTGGTACCGCAGAAGAAGTTGTCATTTCAGCAAAGAATCGCATATCCCGACTTAGTTTAGGCCACGGAAGAGAACCTCGAAAACCTATACCGCCACCACGGCATAATGCAACAATCATTTTATATTCGGTTACACGATTCATTATTATTGATTTATATGAATTATATGAAACTATATTTAATTCAGTTATATTCATAAATACACATAACTGAATTAAATAATTATATATTATATTAGATTAGTAGGTAATATATAATAATCGTATGCAAAAGAGGGAGATTCCGATATATAAAATATGTCATATTCGTTCGCCTAACGATTATAAGGATATATTATCAGAACGTTTACAAGAACCCAAACCTATTGATTCTGGTGTCAAATCTACAACAGAGCCGGGACCGGCAGAGGCAGCACCGGTACAAGAGCCGGAGATGATAATGGGAGTAGAAGCGGGAAGTTCGGCATCGGTATCACGACCACAACCATCATTAACCATTTCGGATAATACATTATACGTGTTCTTTGGAGAAGTTGAATATGATATTACAGAAGATGATGAAACAAGAACGATTAATGTAAATGAGCACTTTAAAAGTGATCCAAAACATGAAATATTTAAAAACATATTTAGTAAATATGAATTAAATTCTATAAAAGAAACGAATATTAATGTGGTATTTTTGCCTGAAAGAATATATCCAGATGATTCGATTGAAACCATAAAAAAGAAGTTGTTAATTCACACACGTTTGCCACTTCGACTCACATATGGTGATTTATATATGTTTTGTAAGCAAGTGAAACATCTTAAAAGTACTCACATAAACGATCAGCTTACCTCCAACGGGAAAATGGAAATAACCCCAATTCGTATACAAAATTTTCTGTTGAATATAGACAACCACCCAAAAGAAGTAGTTGATTATGGTGGTGCAGATTTATCAGAAGATGTTGCAAGACAATATACTGATTTTACTAAGTTGGGAGATCCATCGCCAGAAACAGGAAATTACGGATATTCAAATATTTTGAATTTAAAATTAGAAGAAGCCCCGCGATTTATGAATGTAGTTATGGGACAAGAACTGAGTTCAGTTTCACATGATTATCCTTATTCAGTTAATCCATTTGATGCGGTATACATGGATCCATTTTTGGAATCACATATAAGCGAAATTATAAATACGACGAATAAGAAAGTATTACTTGATGTTGGGCAATTTCTAAATAATACAATATATTTAACTACTGCAGAAGATGTTCTGCGATATACGGAATCTTTGTCAGAACCAGAAGTTCAGGCAGAATTAGGAGTTGCTAGTTTTCCGAATTCTCGTGTAATGAGTACCAAGTATGCGATACAATTATATTTCCCGTATTTGGCAGTTTTTCGAGATGAACAGCGTTTTTCGTTAGCAGAGCGAAGTATTGCATCGTCCGAAGGTGATGCCGATTTAACGACTATACATTCTATCGACACGTTGCAAATGCATCGAGAAAAGTTATATGAAATGGATAATAAAATAATGAATGAAAATTTCATGAGACAGACATCGAATGTGAAACTGTTATATGATATATACGAGAGACGAACAAAAGAGAATGAATATATAGACGATGGTATTCGAGGTATCGAACTTATTATTCACCCAGAAACAAAATATAATTTATCTCTCGATGCGTTGTTTAAAAAGATTCACTGTGATGAGAATATTCCATTTATTAAGTTGAATCCCGGAAAACGGTTAGACAATATATATAAATTGTTTACATCGGGAACTTCAAAAAGCGGTAGAAAAATACCATTTTTACCTAAGAGTGATATTTTCAGACTAATGAAAACGTGTGCGCGTAAAAAGAGTGTTGCAGTATACATTCATTATTCGTATATGAATAATGAGAATCCAAGACACAAGGCGAATAATCTCTCGATTCCTGTTATATGCGAAATTCAGGCAGATGGGTCAATTCATGTAAAAACGTATTTCACGTTCTCATTTTCTGTAAAGGAAGTGAACGAGATTATAATCGCAACCGTGAACCCAGTATTAGAGGTTGTGAAATCATATATTGAACAAAGTGGGTATGAGATGAAATTATTTAAGAGTTTTAATGACGATAATATTGATATAGTAAATATCGAATATTTTTCACAGTTATCGATCAGTAAAAACATCGAAATAAAGACGATGATAAAGTGTATTTCGAGTGTGTTTAATGAAATCGAGGGGAGTTTGAAAAAGGGAATATTGCTGAGGTATAAACGGGTAAGTAATTATAATGATATGACAAGTCAAGAGGCATACATCGTAGAAATGATGAATAAAAGACATACAGATCGAGAGATTATTGATGGATTACGAGAGAATTACATGTTGGAAGAACAGGACGCAAAAATGAAGATTGCTGCATTACTGAATTCAATACAACTTCAACAGCTTTCGCGATACAGGGGTGGTACAATACGTATTAAGAATAATCCTGGGTTTTTAACAAAAATAACAAAGGGACAGTTTAATAATATTATATCGGTGGAGATATCGAGCATCAATAATATAATGTTTTTGCAAATACTACAAATGTACATAGATTCCATTATTAGAATATACCAAGATCCTGGATCTACTGATGTACCCTATTCTGAAATAGAGAAATTATGTAGTGGTGCTACCAAAAAGCCTGCTTTATCTTTAAAAGTCGCAAGTCGTGTATCAGCATCAGCGGAAAGTGATGTGTTTTCGTCCGAGTCTTCAGACATATTTCTTCAAGGTAGCGCTAGCGCCGCTCCAGAACCTTACCCGTCGGATATCCAACTATCCGAAGATGGCGGAGAGTTGAGAACCTTTGTCCAGGTATCGCAAAATAAAGCGGTTACAAAGGAAGTGAATAGAGAAGATAAAGAAGCAGAAATCGACGGAGTGGCTGATATAACTTCGGCTACTAGAAAACCATATACAGAAAGTGTTACATCTGCGATAATTGGTGAGAAATTGGTATTTGGATTTGAAGTGGCCGCTCAAGAAGATGTTGCCGGAGCGGCGGGTGGCGAAGGTGCGGAAAATTATGAAGCGTTTTTCGGTTTAATGGACGAAGATGAATCGGAAAATGAAGAAGAAGAACAAATTGGTGGGGTAGGAAAATCGAAAGGCGACAAAGGTCCAAAAGCGCAAGGTGGTGTTGTAAAATCGAGAAAGGCTAGTGCAGCTGATAGCAGCGGAGAAAGCGATCTCGAAAGTGGTCTCGAAAGTGGTCTCGAAAGTGGTCTCGAAAGTGGTCATGAAGATATGTCAGATATAACTGGAATGGAACTAGCTAATCCAAATCCATTTTCTAAACGGATACAAGAACGTGATCCGGATATTCATTTGAATGAAGATGTTGGCAAATTTAATGCATATTCCCGTAGTTGTCCAAGTCATTATGGGCGACAACCAGTTATTATTACAGATGATGAGAAGTCGCGTATTGATAAAGAGCACCCGGGTTCATATTCTCAAAGTATAAAATATGGGTCTAATCCGAAAAATCAGTATAATTATATTTGTCCACGTTATTGGAGTTTAAAACATAATACGAGTCTTACTGAAGACGAAGTTAAATCCGGTAAATTTGGAAAAATAATACCACACAAGTCAAAAAAAATACCTCCTGGAACAAACATTTTCGAGTTTACGGACGATAAATATCATATTGATGAAAAGGGTAACTACAAACAGCATTATCCGGGGTTTTTAAAAAAGGACGTACACCCGAAGGGGTTGTGTGTTCCTTGTTGTTTTAGTCAGTGGGATAAGCCGTCTCAAACAAAACGCCGCGAAGAGTGTGAACTAAAACAACACGAGGAAATAAAGGTAAAAGACAAATCAAAAGTCAAGAAACCAGCTGGTTCTGCTGCTTCCGCCGCTGCAATATCAGCGAATAGTGGTGATATACAATCCGGTTCTATCGAGAATCCGGTACTTCCCGCTGCCGCAATTATCGAAGAAAATCCAGCCAGTCAACCATTAAAACCAATCGATTCTGAAAAACCGAAAGTTGAAAATCACTCGGAAATTGTAAAAATGGGAGAGATAAAGGACGACAGAATTTTAAGTTCAGATAAATTTCCGCTGGATAATAATAGATGGGGGTATCTTCCGATACAAATACAGAAATTCTTGTTTACTGATAATCGCAATTGTCAAGTAAGTCTTAAAAATACCGCATTAAAGAAAGACACCCCATGTTTATTACGACGCGGAGTTGAAGCAAATGATAAACAATCATTTGTATCGGTGATCGCATATTATTATATGGAACACAAAGGGAAAATTAAAACGTCGGTAGAAACGAACATATCACAAAGGCGAAATCCGCCGGACGCCAAAAGTGCACTACAAAGCAAAGGTAGTGTTATAAAAAATATGATTGAAGATTCTATTGTATTAGAAAGTGGTGGTAAAGTCTCTACGTCCGAGCAGGGACCCGGTAAGATTGACTCATTAAAATTGTTAAGTATGTTTACCAAAACGATCGAAGCAAATGCGTTGAAATTAAAACAGCAAAGTGGTGCTGTGTCAAGTTCCGAAGATAAAACACCATTAGCATCATCTCCACTTGTTATGAAATCATCAAATGTAGAAACGCGCGAAATATCCGCATCTGGAGGGGTGGCTGGACATTATGATTCCGACGATGAAACGCCGATTCCGATGACTCCACGGGCGCCAGGAGGTGCGGCCGCACTTTCATCAAGTAGTATGAATCCACAAGAAATGTTAAGCGATATCGTACCGACAATACGTAATATGAGAAATATTATTAAGGAATCTCTCGATCTTGACAGATTCATTTCTTTACAAAATGGAACGTTGGTAGATACATTCTATAATAGTAAGAATGAAATACACGAGAGGGATATCGATAAGTATAAAACGTCTGAAATATATAAAAAGTTACAGATTCAACATTCGCCAGAAAACACGAATGTGATGTTTCATAAAATGTGTAATGCATTTGAAAATTTCATAAGTTATTTGAGTGATGATGATGTTATTATGGATCATACGTACTTATGGGATATCGTTTCATTACCAAACCCAAAACTATTTGATAACGGAAATAATATTATTCTTATTAATATTCCTGACGATGATATAACGAATAATGTGCAGGTAATTTGCCCCACAAATTCATACTCCGGAGATTCATTTGATCCTAACAGAAAAACGATTATTATAATGAAACGCGATAAATATTATGAACCGATCTATTCGTTTGAGAGTAAATCAAATGGAAAATTCAACGTTCTTGGGAGGTTCGCGATAAAAAGCAAGACGATTATGCCGAAAATAAAGCATATCATCGAAACAATTCGCGATATTTATTTTAGTTATTGTCGTTTACATTCTAGTCAACCGCGTCAATATAAGTATGTAATGAATAAACCGGCAAAGCAGATCGCAAAAATGCTGAAAGATTCCGGGTTTGAGATATTATCACAAGTAATGAACTATAATGGCAAGGTAATTGGTTTTCAAATAAAACAAACATTAACTATTACGAAATTAACACCGTCCGAACTGGTTAAAAGATCATCACTACGGAAGATGTATGCTGGAGTAATACCAACTGCACCATCTGCACCGATTACTCGTAGTAAGACAGAGATAAATGCCGGTATAGCAACACCAGCATTAGATTCACAAAAAGCTGAAGGATTACAATTATTATCTGATGCGCGTGACAATAATATATACGAGTATCCATTTGTAATGATGGACGAAGATGAATTATGGTTAAACAGTTATCAGGAAGAGGTTGAATTTTTAAATTTGGTAGCGGATCATGTTAAAAAAATTACAAAACAAATTATAAATTGTCGACCCAAAGTTAAAGTAATTGAAGAAGGTATTGTAATTGGTATTATTACTGAAACCAATCAATTCTTGCAAATAAATGTTGAAAAGGACGCGCAATTAAACCAAGACGATGGAATTCCAACGGTAACGGAAGGGAATCAACTTATTGCTGAAAAGATAATTACTACACAAAAGAATGGAAGTGTAGACAAGGTTCGAGAGAAATACGTGAGAAATGTTCGATTGGAGACGAATTTCTATAATGTATTCCGAAATACTGCTCGTATTATAATGAATAAGCCAGAAAATAAGGCACTAAAAGACGAGGTCGAAAAAATATTAAACTCAACATTTATGATTTATTCGAACAAGCTTTCAAAAATAGTAGAACTTATGAAACGAACTCTTAGTAAATATGTAGGATTTATTAAATACAGTAAGGAAACTCTTAAAACAATAGGAGAAGTATCTGGTTGTGTTTATAAAGATGAAAAAACATGCAGTTCTAAGAAATATTGCATTAAAGAGCATGGTGGATTATGTAAATTGCTTCTCCCGCAACAAAACTTAATGTACAAATCAATCGATAATTCAATTGCATATTACGGTAAATTAACAGATGAAATTATTAGATATGAGCGTGTAAAACTATTTATGTTTGAGCCGTCCAAATATCTCACATTCCAAGAAACAAAGTATAATTTATACGATGACGAAATCATATTATTAGAATCTCTCATTACACAAGAATATTTTGAGAATTTAGATCCGGTTGACCCAAATCCATTTGTTACAAATACGCATTTTTATACAGTAAACCCAAATCAAAACGATGGTGCAAAGAGTTCAGCATATGATAATATGTATCGAAAAGGATACATCGATTCATATAAATCGTTACATGGTGTTGAATCGGGGTCTGGCGCACAGGTTGTGCGTCTAAATTCTGCAGAAGTACGAGATCGTGGTGAAGCAGGCGCGATAAAGGCTAGTGGTGTTGAAATATTTAATATTAGTGAGATAGATCACGTTCTTACTTTTTGCAATCAAGTTTCGAAGCGTAAAGTTACGGATAAGATGCAACGTTTATTTTTTCCGAGAGATACGTATGAAATATTATTTTCGAATGAGAGTGAGGAATGTTCATTCGATGTAATGCTAACAATACTTAGATCGGTAGCTCAATCTGCATCTAAATGCCCGAGTGGACATACTTGTCATCGATCAAAGAGAAGAGTCGCTGGAGTTCGACCTGCAGAATCTATATCTGCATCATTAGAGGCATCGGCTGAAGCAGAGATAGCGTCTGGATTAATGGACGAAAGTGCAGAATGTAAAAGATGTCATTCGAATATTGGTGTTGGTGAAACTGAATTTGCATGCACTATGTGTAATTATTTTGTTTGTGATAATTGTCAACATCAGCATGTGGATCAGTTGGGCGGAATGACAGTTACCAAGATTAAAGAAATATTAATAGATGCGTATGAAGAGTTTGCAAGAATGCCAACATTCGATAAAAAGTTGAATATGATATTAAATGGGTATGGAATGAAAAAATACGCGAATTTGATTTTAGAAGGAAAAGCCACATTTTCAACAGTTATTCAGAGTGAAAATTACTTTTTAACGAATGTTGATATATGGATATTAGCTAGGTATTTTAAAATACCGATTGTTTTTGTTTCACAGTCTTTACTTATTGAGAACGGTAAAAATTTACTAGTCTTATATGGTGATTCATCGATCGAGACATACTTTTTTGTCCATCCATTTGGCGTTTCTCAAGGTTCAATCTCTCGTTTCGCGTTATTAGAACTGAAAGTAGACAGGGAACATTCAGTATTTAGAATACCTCTATCTGTCGGAACTAAAGAGTTGCAAGATATCGTTGCTCGAGAGATTGATGCTGATGAACCGTTTACGTTGGAGCGTTTCATAACAACGTTTAAAATCTCTAATATTAAGAATAAACCGAAGCAGGTATTTGTAAAAACTTCTATAGAGCCGTCTGAGGCTGGAGCCGCGGTGTTGTCCGATGTAGAAGAAAATGAAGATGATGCGCCTGTATCGGTTTCTATGAGTTTGTCGAATGTAGGATCTAGTGCAAGTGGAGGTCAAGTTCTTGGTAAACCACCGCTCCTTTAATAACTAATGTTTAGTTAACATAATACTCGTAAAATAAAACAAAATATATTGATAATATAAAAATACATTTATGTCATCAATACATACAATTAGAGCTGATACTGTAATATCAAACAAAGGTGTTATAAATGAGATCAATAATAATACAGATATGAGTATAATTCGGACAATAACTGTTGCCCCGAATGACCCCGAAATAACAAATATTGATGCAAGTGACTTTGTATTTGATATACCAGATCCAGATGTAGTTAATACGAGTATTGGCGGCAATAGTGGTAATAGCGGTAGCGGTAATAATGTTATTTTATCTATTTCTGAAGACAATAATATAGCTAGTAAAATACAAAATGCGTTTATCCCTATAAATGTTTTATCATCGCAATCATCTGAATCAGCATTCACACCGACAGTACCCAATAATTATTTAATAAATATACAGCAACCGAATCTTTTGTCTTCGTATAATAATAATAATAATAATATAAAACACCCATTTTCAACACCGATAACAACACCAGTAAATATGAGTTCGAATGTGAATACTAAAATAACTGCGACTGCCGCTGCGACTGCCGCTGCGACTGGGCGTGAGAGTTCGAGTGCGAGTGCTAGTGCTAGTTCGAGTACGAGTTCAAGTTCTAAAAAAAATATTAATAATGCAAAACACGACGCCAATACAATTACGCCACACAGAAGAGTTAGTAAAAAACGAAAAATTAAAATAAACGATGATGAAGAAGTCAAAGATACACGTATTGATTATGATGATGATGATGAAGAAATAAAGAAAATTAAGATCTCTTTGTTTAATTTTGTTAAGGATATCGCGTTTAATTTAATTTTAACAATACCATATCTTCGATCGAAACTGAAGCCGATATTGAACAATCCAGCTTTAGCATACAACGAAATAGAGAAACAATTTGAAGAATTTAAAGACGAATTAAATGCAACCGAATTAGGAAATATTAAAAAATATGTATGCGTGGAAGGGATACGCGATAAACTTAATTATATATTAGATATTTCATTTAAAAAAATAATGGACGACGGAAAGATAGACATAAATGATGCACCTCAATTCATTCAACTCGTATATTTTATTATCCACGCATTTAATGAAATAAATGATGGAGAAATATATAAATTTCCAGTTTCAAAGGAACATGTTATGCTTCTGCTACATTTTATTTTAAAGTCGGTATTTTGTCTTACGTTAGATGGTGAGGAAGAAGTAATGGCTGTTGGATTATTAGATACGAGTTTTAAATTGGTTAGGATTGAAGTATGTCCGTTGGCATCGAGAAAATGGTATGACGTATTTAGGAAATTTTTTGGTTGTTTTAGGAAGAAAAAATTATTAGAAGATATTCAATAATTATAATTATCAATAATTATCAATATCTATTAAAAGAACTTAAATATATTTTCTTTGTATACTATGAGAATGTGATTTTCATATCTCTCACAAAGACGCGAATGTTTGTTTACGAACATGTTGGGTTTATTCATAGTATTAATCAATTTTCTGCACCCTTTCGTTACTTGTTAACTGACCGCACTTTAGGGTGATCGGTCCGCTAAGTGATGATTATCTATTATAATTTATTCAGCAAACTATTGATTCATAATGTAAATGGAACTTGACAGCGTCGAACTTTTTAACCGGCATGGCGCAGGGGAAGCGCGCGGGGCTCATAACTCCGAGGTCGTACGATCGAAACGTACTGCCGGTATTTTTCATTTTGACAGTTTACCAGGTTTGTACTTGGTCCTTAGGTTTTTAGTGCCTGGGTTGTAAAGAAACTGTTTGTCGAGCTGGACAAAAAACGCAGCACACACTTGTTTTTACCGGCATGGCGCAGGGGCAGCGCGCAGGGCTCATAACCCTGAGGTCACTCGATCGAAACGGGTTGCCGGTATTATTCTTCATCATATTTGCTTTTATATTAGCAAATATGCTGTCTATAAGATATGCGAAAAAAAAACGACTTAAAACAAAATAAATATAGTATATCGGAGAAGGAGTATGTAGTGCCTTATCCGATTGTCTTAGCTCGTTTAGCTCAGTTGGTTAGAGCGTGGGTCTTATGAGCCCAAGGTCGCGGGTTCGAGCCCCGCAACGAGCATTTTCTGCATTATAATTCAAATGCTTATTTTCTGCGTTTATATTATAAACAGTAATACCTATTATTATGTCTACTAACTCTAAGAAGATAAGTTCAAGGTCAAATACAAATCGGTCAAGGGCGCGTAATCCTCTGAAGGGAGGAAAAGGCCGTAAAACGTACAAGAAGATGGTTAAGCGTAGTCGTCGTAGTTATAAGCGCGTAATGCAGCATGGCGGTTGAGGGCAAGCAGCACCTATTGTGTAAATGTTTCATTCTTACGTATAGGCGCTGTAACGTTTTTTTAATATTATTATTTGTATATTGTTGTGACGGTATGTTTTGAAATTGCGAAGTCGCGATAAGGCATAATCCTGATGTAAATATATATTATTTAGCTATTATAATAGTATATATTCATAATTATAGAATAATGGGTAAAAAAGATGTTCAATACGATCATAGTTGGCGAATTGCACCGGAGAGAGGGCGCAACTGGGCAAGTTCGGATTATATTAAATACACACACACTTATAAAGAATATCCAACACTTTCGTTACCGATAAAAACTGCTGGTGCATTTAATGACACTCCAAAAATGAAATCAAAAACGAGAATACGAAAATATAAAAGTAGAAAGACAACTAGGCGAAATTATCGCGGAAAACATAGGCAAACATATAAAAATAGAATGTTATTATAAGGATATAATTTATTTTTAATGGCGGATACAAATCAAGCCTTTCTCCAAAGTATAATTGTTAATGCTATAGAGCAAGGTTGGAGGGTAGATAAAAATCAGACACATGATGTACAAGGCGGTATCCGAACTAGTACTATTCAACAAAATATTTATTTATACCCTCCAACTGATTGTTGTATAAAGGAATCGGTGGTTAATGGCAATCGTTATCCGCACATTCATATTTATTATAAATTAGATAGTCAAGATATAAATTATGTTCTTAGTTATGTAGATGGTGAAAAAGTTGTACATGGAACTGGAAAATGGGACCGCGGGGGTATAACCATAAACAATCATCGTGCGGATCAAACGGCAACTAATAAATATATTGGAGACTTTTTGAATTTATGTAAATCTTGTGATATTCGTGCTCTTATGCCTAGGCCTATGACTATGCCTATGTCTATGCCTAAGCCTAGTGATCTAATTGATGGTGGAATTAAAAAGAACAGTCCCGTTTCGAAAACCACCACTTTTAAGCCTCGTGCTGTTCAGCTGAGAAAATCTGCAAATGCTCAATTCTTGGTAAACCCCAACAAAACGGCCGGAAAATCAACCCGGCGTCGTCGGTCCAAAACCCGCAGTATAAAACAAAAGAAACGTAAATCTAGGAAAAATCAATCCAGACGCCGTAAAACCACCCGCAAGTAATTTATTGAAAATCACACTATTTCTAATAAAATTGAATTGAAATTATTAGAAATACAAACACACATAAACAACTCGTTCCGGTTAAGTAGAATCAAATGACTTCCAAAGATCGTCGATATATCGAGGATATTTTTTCAAATGTAAAGGAGGGTAACACCATCAAACTTGACAATAGGGAGAAAACCTTCACAAAAATGGGCGGACTGATCGTTGCATCAGATATAGAATCGTACAACTGGATTAAATCTCAAGTCAGCGAAACATTTTTCAATACTTATGTTGGTCGTCTTGTTTTCGCAAGACCGCGTGGTGAGAGGATCTGAATAAAAATAAAGTTGCCGCGTTTGCTTATTATATTGCAAATATTATTTTTTATTTCTAGTGGGGTTTATCGTATTTAGAACCCGATATCGTAGTCATCGTCCATCTTTCCAAGACTAACTTTCTTAACATTATCAACACATGATTGAATCGCCAATTTCGGGATTCCACATTTATCCGTCTCAAGTCCGACAGACGCGTTAGCCTTAAACGCCTCTTCAATATCTTCATTATCATCGGTATGTTTATATTCAACAGACTCATATTTCATCATTTCCTCCATATTAATCATTACTTGGAAAGCACTTGTACCATAGTAACCTTCTTGACCACACATCACGTTCGCAGAAATACCACGCATCGGGTCAAGCTCTGCATGTCTTGCAGCCTTCAAGAACATCTCAGGTGTCTCTTCAAATGACGCCTTGGCGATTGGGCCAATATCATCACTATTGATTCCATGCCGAAAGATCGAAATCATCGATGAGGACACAGTCATTCTGTCGCACAGCAAAGACACATGATGATAGTTAATGGGTGAATCATCAAACACCTCTGCAAGTTCATTATAAATCGCCTGTCGAGCAGCTTCAATACCAAATACGCGATACACCTCCTGAATATCGTTGCTAACCGTTCGCGTTGCATCAATATATTCAAGCCCTAATACATGTAACAAATTGGTACCAGTTGTGTCTAACACCCAGCTTTCCTTTTTAGTATATACTCCTTCAGACTTTGTAAGCGTATTTTTGATCGTTCGAAGCATGACCTTACGGATTCCCTTGATTCCGCGAAGAACGACATTATTCATCAACTGATCTTGAAATGACTTAATCATGTAAATGTGGTCAGATTGATCAAGCGGGTTAATCTTATTTGTTTTCTTGGATTGCGTAATATTTTCCATTCTCAGCCGAAATACCAAATTGTCATCATTATAATCGGAAAATGCACACGACACCTCATTACCGTAGCTATTTTTAATCGCGAAATGAATATCGTCCATCGTAAGTTTTTTATCAAGCATCGCTTCAGAATTCATCTTGATGCGAATCACCCATTTTGATTTGTTGCCGTTGGATTCGGGGGCAGCCTCTCCACCACCACCGCCCGCTGCACCCTCTCCCGACGTAACAAGCGCTGCATCACGAACACACTCATCAATCAATTTTTCGAATTCTTGATATTGCGTCATTACCGCGCGATCTTGTTCAATTAACGTATTCATGTCGTCCGGATCAAAGCATACTTCAACTGACTCTACAACCTCAGCCATCTTCGTATGCTCAATCATAGGAATGAACTCCTGCACCCTTTCTGGCGTACCCTCATCGTCCTTCTTAAAGTAAATCGTAATTGACGGATTCTTTGGATTTTCGGAAAGAGACAAGATTTCTTCGATACGTGGAACACCGCGAGTGGCGTTTGATTTGGAGGCAATACCTGCAGAATGAAATGTGTTCAGCGTAAGCTGTGTGGTTGGTTCACCAATACTCTGTGCTGAAACCATTCCAACCATTTCACCAGGCGCAACAATAGATTTCTTATACTGCAATATAATCATATTCAACAATATTGTAAGTGCGCTGCGATTGAAACGCTTAATAAGTAACAATTCCTTTGGCGACAGATAATAATAATACATCACCTTGAATAATAGTGTAGGTGGCGCATAATGAATATTTTCCAATTGACGATATGCGTCTGAAACCATATCCATCGCTTCATTTGGTGTAATATCAACCATCGAATTCTGATTGATTTGCTGTTGCGATTGAACATTATTTATGATATGGGTAAACGAAACCGGCATCTGAACATTTTTGTTATCAAGATTTCCAAAGATCCGGTCGATGATCATGTCGCGCATTTCAATCATATAATCAATCAGATCGCGTATTTTATGCATCGTAGATGCCTTCTCTTTCTTCATCTTAGCATAAGCTACTTTTGTAAATGCCGTAATTGAACTCTGTTCGGTATCACTCGAATTGTCCATAGGCATATGAAAGTGGGCGTAGATTTCATCAAGGCTCATCGCAACGAGTGGAAGCGTCTGATTCTCCACCTTGATCGTATCAATACCATCATCACCATATGCAAACTGAATAATTCGCTGTTTCCCGTTGCGCACAGTCATATCATATTCAACCTTGAGATCCTCCATACCCTTAATAAGTCGGCGCTGGATATATCCGGTTTGGGAAGTGTCACGCACCTGAAGACCATTCGCTAATCCAAAATTGAGTGTTTTAGGGATAGTGAGATCATACATCTTGGTATGAAGCGCTGGATCAACTTTTTTGATTGAAATGATTTCATCCAAGATGACGTCATTAAGGGTGCGAACCTTGTCGTCGCCGTCATCCACTTCGTGATCTACCGATAAACCTAGTAATGATGCGAGCATTTTTCCACTTGAACCGCGAATGACAATGGATGCAGATGCTGATTGATGAATTTCGGCGTGAATATTCAGACGCGAACACAGAAACGCGACATCTTCTGTAAGGCGGACATTACTACCGAAATTCAGTTCAAATCCGGTGGATGTCTTAACCACGCGTGGATCAATATACGCAGTAAGAAGGCCTCTGATATACTCCTTTCCAGCGACATACGCTTCGTCTGGGATTTGGACGTTAATGGCCGCACCAGCGTATTTGCCGCGCATAAATTCCGCTTCCGAGTCGGCCTCGCCATCCGCACTGTAATCGCACACATTCTTCGCAACAGGAACGAAATCGCCGACCTTGATTTCTTCGGTGTATTTCTCGCGAAACTGCTGAAGCTCTTCATTCCAAACAAGAAGCGATTGATTTGCTGTTACAGTAACATATCTCCCTGCTTTGGTTTTAATTTCAAACAACTTCTCTCCCGGATCATGACGCGTGACTGCAGAGATTGTTTCCCATGTTATATTTCCATTATAATCCATCGTTACTATTTTAACTGGATGCAACAATTCAAGATATTCCATATTTTTTTCTTCCATATACTGAATTCTAGATACACTTTCACCGTCTAAGTGACTATCGATCCACTCACCAATCTTAACGTACTTTGGTATTTCATTTTCAACAACAACGATTGGTGTATCCCATGTAACAGACTTAACAGCGGTATCAATCAGACCAATACGACCACCCATCGCATGGAAGAATAGTTCCTCCGGCGACAATCCCGAAATAAACGAACTTTCGATGAAACCGCGCGCCAGAGGCCCATCATCAAACTTATTGAAATGCGGGAGCGTGCGACTGTCGAACCCGTATGAAATACGCTTGCCTTCAATCGCCTGTTGTCCGAGACACGAAATCATCTGCGAGATATTCAAGTCGGTACCCTTCGACCCCGAAAGCACCAATCCGATAAATCGGTTCGATGAGTCCAAACTCTTCTGTCCAATACCACCAGCCTCGTTCGTCGCAGTATTCAGAATATTCGAAACCTTCGCCTCAAATTCCGCCTCATTTGACTTCCCCGTCTTGTTCTCGAAAATCCCCAGATGGACCTGGTCGATTAAGTTCTTCACCTCCGTCTTCTTCTTTGTGATGACATCTATGATTTGCGTATTCGTTGTCTTATTCGCAATAAGATCGCTAATGCCGACACTATACGCATGCGACTTCATGTATTCTGTGATGATATTCTGGAGACCGTCGATGAAGTCGGCGGCGGCTATATTTCCGAAATCGTTGCAAACACGCTGAATCAACCCCACGCCACCACCACCAAGCACGCTCTTGTCGATTTGACCACGAATCATTCGCCCATTTCGGATTTCAACCACATTATTCGATGTTGCATAATCTTCATTTGGATTCTTCTCACCGAATGCCTTCTTCTTGTACTTCAGCGTAAGTGGTGGCAGAATTTGCGAAAGGACGTCGAAGTTGCTGACATCTTCGCCGCTCTTGAATAGCGTCTCGTTCACACGAGGATATGCCGCCAACAAGTTCATCGCCTCCCTCGGAGTAAATTTGATATTTTCCCGCGTAAATAAATATGATCCAATCAACGAATCTTGAAAGACCCCAATAATTGAACTGTTATTTGCAGGACTAATTAACTGATATGGAACCGCAGCCAAGTGACGCAACTCAATCTCTGATTCGTCATCTTGTGGCATGTGAAGGTTCATTTCATCTCCATCGAAGTCTGCATTATATGGCTTGGTGCAGCCAACATTCATACGAAAGGTATCTCCTTGATACATAATGCGGGCAATATGACACATCATGCTCATGCGATGAAGTGTAGGTTGCCTGTTAAATAGAATTGCATCACCGTCCATCATATGCCTATGAACGACATCGCCGTTATTCAACATAATATTTGCACGATCAGCATAACGAAGTGATATAGATTCACCGGTCTTTCTTTCCAGAATTTTAGCACCAGGATACTCATCAGGACCAGCTCGAGTCAAACGAAGCAAGAATTTCTTATTGCGGTCATTTACTACAACTGGTTTCGTAATATTTTTCGCAATTTTAAGAGGGATACCCAATTCGCGAATCGATAAGTTTGGATCAGGAGTAATGACGGAACGTGCTGAAAAGTCTACACGTTTTCCCATCAAATTTCCACGAACACGCCCCTGCTTACCATTCAGGCGTTCTTGGATAGATTTGAGGGGTCGACCAGATCTCTGCGCAACTGGTGCATATCCAGGAATATTATTGTTTACCTGGGTTGCGACATAATATTGCAACATCATATGCCAACCGTCAATCACATTTGCCGGTGCGCCTTCGTTCATCTTCTCTTGTAGAGTCGTATTTGCTTTGATAATATTCACAATAATATGAGTAATGTCGTCTTCACTTCTTTGTGAACCGTCCATTTTTACAGACGGGCGAACTGCAGGAGGAGGTATCGCAAGAACCTGACAGACCATCCAATCCGGTCTAGAAAATATTGGACTGAATCCCATAAATTCAACATCTTCGTCGCTGATTCTTCGAAAAATTTTAATTACGATTTCGGGTGTAAGTTTCATGGATAATGAACCGTCTTTATCCGCCTCAGCCGCACTTCCGGCAATCGTCGTTAATGTCGACTCTTCTAAAACACCCTTCACGTTGTCCCATTCTGCGTAAATTTTTCCAAGACCGGCCTTAATTGTAATACGCTTCGGCTGAAGACAACCACAACCAGTTTCTGTATCCTCGCCACAACGCTTAATCTTGCTTGCAAGTCGAAATACTTGCGTCCAACGCTCGTCAGCTGAAAGTGTGAGTAACTGCTTATTTGCAGATTTGCTAATACGCAACGAACTGCATTTGATACACACACATCGCAAAATCTTCACAATCGTTCCAATATATTGATAGTAAAATACTGGTCTAGCCAGTTTTACATGACCGAAATAACCAGGACATTTCATATAATCCAAACCATCGGTTGGACAGATCATTCCGGGGTCAAGAGGACCCATTCTCGGGTCAAATAACCCGCCGATTACGGGTTTATTATTGACATATGTTTCTCTATTTGTAATTTCTGCAACGGATCCTTTTACAATCTCTTCTGGAGACATTATACTAAATTGAATTCCAATAATTTTTGATACATTTGCAGGGTTTTTTGATCTCTGAAAATCGGCCATTTAAACAAATTTGTTAATTTGAAACTAACAAAATAACCTTTCGGTGGTCTTCTTATATAACTATTATAATATTTAGATTGTTTTCAATTTTTTATTTTATCTATTATTTAAATCATAATTAGATAGAATAAATATATTCCATGAGTTGAAAGTATCGACTTTGAAAGTATCGACTTTGAAAGTCGATCAATCTCTGTCCTCTAAAATGAAAAAAATTGAAATGAAATTCATTCAATATTCTAAATGCATGGTCAATTCATTTGGACAACTTAGAAGATTATAATGAGCCCTTTTATTATCAAGAAAACGCCTAAAAGCAAGAATGGAATCTCGCGTTTGAATGCGCTGTTCGCGTCGTCGCTCGAGAAGAAATACAAAAAACATTCAGACGATCCAAATCGTCCTGAACCAGAAACTGACGACGACGACTCCAGCGTATCATCTACCGGTTCTTCCAAGTCCGACAACTCTTCTCATGTCGATTCACAAATCTCACGCCGTACATGGTCTAAATCGTCTAAACCATGCAATCTCATCATACTAGACGAAGAACATTTCACGGGGAAAAGATCAAAGCATGCAGAAACAGCTGTCTCGTCAAAATCGCGTGGAAAATCTTCTATGACGGAAATGGTTGTTGGGAAACTCGCATCAGCTTTGGCGTCGTCTGTTATTTCTGCAGTTGTTGCGGCTGAAAACAAAAAGACTGAATCTCGAAAGCGTCATCGTGATGAAGACGACGATGAAGAGCTTGAGTTGACTGACGATGAAGAAGAATCTGGCGAAGAGAGTGTAGACAGCAGCGACGAAGACAATACCGAAGACAACAGCGAAGAAGAGGAAGATGAAGACAGCGAAGACGAAGACAGCGAAGATGATGACAGCGAAGATGATGAGAGCGACGACGACGACGACGACAGCGAAAGTGACGACAACAGTAGCGAGGGTCGAGATGAACGAAAACAAAAGCAAATGAAAAAGAAACAAGAAGATATCGAAGCGCGCTGTGCTAAGAATCGTCAAAAACTCAGCGACATCAAAGATGCAATTCAAAAGATGACGGAGATTTCGTCAAGCGATGCGATGACTTCGAACAAGTTCATGAAAAAGCAAATTGAAGACATGAAGAACCAGCAGCGAAACATCGAACTCCAACTTCGCACGGACGAGAAGATGCGTGACAAGATGAATGTCACGGAATTCAAGACTCTGTTGCGAAAGAAGAATTCTACCAACGATTTGCGCTACTTCCGTCGTCACATGTCACAAGATGAGCAGAAGAAGGTGATTCAGGATTTGAAGAAGATCCACGCAGTCAGCATTATCGAGAAGCCATACCGACTGACTTTGCTTGAAACCGACATTCCTATCGCCTTCAAAGCGATTGCCATGCGAAAGATCAATTCGCTGCGTACTATGGAGCCAGGTTGTGGCGAGTATTACAAGGTGAAGAACTGGGTTGACACATTCATGAAGATTCCATTCAATCACCGAAAGAACTTGCCTCTTACGATTGAAGATGGACTCCAGAAATGCAGCGAGTTCATGGAAGCATCAAAGGCTACGCTCGATCAGGCAGTATATGGCCTCAACGACGCAAAGCTGCAGATCATGCAGATGGTCGGTCAGTGGATCTCAAATCCCGGTGCGATGGGAAGTGCGATTGCAATCCAGGGTCCGATGGGAACTGGAAAGACGTCCCTCGTGAAGGAGGGGATCAGCAAGATTCTTGGCAGAGACTTTGCGTTCATAGCGCTGGGTGGTGCTACAGACAGCAGCTTTCTAGAGGGTCATTCATATACCTACGAAGGTAGTACTTGGGGTAAGATCGTGGAAATCATCATACAAAGTGGTTCTATGAATCCGGTCATTTACTTCGACGAGCTCGACAAAATCAGCGAAACTGCTAAAGGCGATGAAATCGTCGGAATTCTGACTCATTTGACCGACACGAGTCAGAATTCGCAATTCCACGATCGCTACTTTGCAGAGATCGACTTTGACTTGAGCAAGTGTCTCTTCATCTTCAGTTACAACGACGAAAGCAAGGTCAACCCGATTCTGCTCGATAGAATGTATCGTATCAATACCGCCGGATACAACAAGAAGGACAAGACGCAAATTGCGCAAAAATACTTGATTCCAAAGATCTGCACACAAGTCGGTTTTCGTGAAGGCGACATCGTCATTCCTGATTCGGCGATCGAGCATATCGTTGAAAGCTACACCGATAAAGAGGAAGGTGTTCGCAACTTGAAGCGTTGCCTTGAAGTCGTTTACCGAAAGCTCAACCTGTATCGTCTCATCAAGCCAGACACACAATTGTTCGAAAAGGAGTTGTCGTTGAAGGTAGCCTTTCCATTTTCGGTTTCGAATGAAGTGATCGACAAACTAATCAAACCCTCTGGCGATGGTAAGCGCCCGAATCTGAGTTTGTATTTGTAAGTATGTGTATGTGTGTGTGTGTGTGTGTGTGTGTGTGCGTGTATGTGATATAAATAAAAATAAATAAACCATTATTTTTATTCTATTTTCACATGAAGCATTAATTTTTCATATTCATCGCGTTTAAGTATTACACAGTCGTCATCGTTGGTGTTGGTGTTGGAGGCATCATCATCGTCGATCTTGTCTATACGTATTAAGGGTATCGAACCCGCATTTTCATCGTTAGGGGCTGATGGTTTTATTTTTTTATATACATAATATACACCATTCGCAGTTCCGCATACAATCCAGGTTCCGCATTTTAATGTGATGTATAATGCGGTGCTTGCAATTGCGTCTAATAGAAATAACAATACCATTTTTTCACGTATTATGTAAGATTTACACTATATACATAAAATAAATATGAAAAAAAAACTTACCTAATTACCTATATGTCGTCCGTCGTCTGTGTCGTCCGCAGCAGCAGCAGCGAGGTTTGGGTTTACTCGTATCCCAACGAGATTGCCGTTTGCGACATCGTCTTCTTGGCCGCGTGCGTCTTGTTCCAACGCTCACACACATTTTTGTCGCATGATCCGCTGCGTTTGGTTCCGCTTCGAGCGTGTTTCAAAACTTCCTTGGTGATTTGTTTGCTGACGTGTTGTTTGAAAGCATCATGTGTGAGCTTGCTCACGCATTCTTCGGGGTCAAGTGAACCTGTGGTGTGATTCGTGTTTTCGCACAGCTGAAACGGCTTGAAGGGTTGCTTCTTCGCCTTTGACTTTTTCTTTGAAGAGAAGTGCACATGTTTGTCGCGAGTTTGTCCGCCACCCGAAGAAGTCTTGTGTGATGCTTTTGGCGTCTCGTCGCCAAGATCGGACTCGTCATGGTGGATCGCCAGCTCGTCGTCTTCTTTAGCTGGAAGATTCTGAATCCAGCTGTCGTCCTCGTATTCGCCGCTCGCCGCTGATTCGAGAAGCCATGTGTTGTCGTGGCTCTCATCGTCGTTGTCGTGGTTCAGTCCACCGTGGCGGTACACCATTCCATGGCGTGCCATTTCCTGCGCAACCGCGAATTCTGCTCTGGTTTCCTCGGTTGTGTGCGAATTGACGGTGAAATGCCTCATGACGCGTTGTTCTTCAAGTGATCCGTAGATCGAGCAACGAGTCAGCAAGTAGCCTTTGGGGTGTTTCTCGACGTGAACAGACCCAGACAGTCCGTTACTTACGGAGATGAGCTCGACAGAGAACTCGTAGAGCGCCATCTCGAGTGCTTCGGCGTCGGCTTGTTTGCAGCTCGCGGCATTCTGTGTGAGAGTTGTGAGTTGAGTGTCGATGTTGTCCTGTAATTGGGTGAAAAGGTATTGAATGACGGCGCAATTCCATTTTTGCTGCGCGGTGAGATGTCTCGCAGAGTGCGTGTAGTTCTCCTTCAATTGCTGAATCATGTCCTTGATTGCCAAGTCAGACAACGTGATGAGACTGGACTGACCGGCGTAAACAGCCTCGCCCTCGCCGCAGGTGTTTTTGAGTTCATCTGGAATCGTGGAGAGATTTCGAAGGTGGCGAAGCTGCTGACGAAGACGATTGATCATTGTGTTTCGAATGCGCTTGGCGTTGATGAGCGCCTTTCTCGTTTGTTCGAATTGTTGAAGTGCGAGGTACGTTTGGCTGATCAAGTCGCTGTGAAGAAGATGGGCAAGTTTTCGCATTTCGTTGTGCGAATCCTCGAGATCTGAAACGTGCGCCTCGTGTCCGCTGCGGCAATTCTTCGTGTGAGTGAACTGTGTCTGCGGGGCTTCAAGACCAGCCACCATTTGATTGTGAAGCTGCTCGAATACAGCGTAAAAGTCGCCGAGTATTGATCTTGATCCACTTGCAGATGCGTGTTGATTGTTTTGAAAGACATTTTCAATTCTGGAATTGAGGTCGACGTTGCATGAAGTTCTGGCCATTTTGATTGCTTGTAGTTGTGTTTTCTGGAGCACTATCAATTCCTATATTGCAATTTAATCATTTCAATTTTTTCTGAAATCAGTCAAAACCATCATATCATGAAAAATACTAAAATAAATAAATATTTACAGTATATAGTTATAACAAATGTCGGCTGCGGATAAATCACAAAATACGTCATCTACTCCCCCAATTTCGGGTAGTTTAAATGCAAGTACCGGTAGTAGTAGGGTACTTAAGGAAAATCAAAAACAAAATACACCTTCTTCTCCTAAAAAATCGGTAGAACAAACGCAACCCTCTCCGAAACAACCATCTCCGAAACAACCATCGCCGAAACAACCATCGCCGAAACAACCATCGCCGAAACAACCGTCTCCGAAACAACCGTCTCCGAAACAACCGTCTCCGAAACAACCGTCTCCGAAACAACCATCTCCGAAACAACCATCTCCGAAACAACCATCTCCTAAACAACCATCTCCTAACCAGATGCCAAATCTACAAATTATGCCTTTTCCAGCTGGTCCACGAGCGGCATATTTAGACGCTATTGGTAAAGTTATTCCACAATTATATTATAATCAACCATTTTTTACACGACGACCAAATATAGTAAGTAGAGATACTGTTTTGCCAAATCTAGACGCTGATGCAGATAATGAATATTTATTTTTACCAGTACATGGAGAAATAGGCAGACGTCTTCGTGGAGGAGAGTTACTAAGAGCGCCTCAAAATTCTCATGGTATAAACAAAATAGTAGAACAAGACGAACAAAGACAAATTAATCATTACTTGAGAATTATAGAAATTTCAACTCCACATGAAAGTTTTTGTCCATTAGATAAAAAAGCATTAGTTAGTAAAATTCATGATAAACTTACTTCTTCTAATAAAAAAAGATTTTTTTCTACTTCATCAGTTGGTAAACAAGAGAGACGGAATTTTTTTAAAGAAATAAAAATGTTTCTTTTTACACCAAATACAAAAGTAGATACTGTTCATTTAGTTGATGTAACACATGATCGTAAATTTTGTGGACATATAGACATAGTAAACCTATATCGTAATACTCCAGCAACATTTCCCTTGGTGGGGGGCATGGATTATATGACTTTATTAAAACCGGTTCGACCGGCAGAATTTGACCAAAATCCAAATATTACAGATATAGAAAAAGATGCACTAGAAACTTTTAAATTATACGAGGACTCACAATGGCTAGGTGCACCAGATGGAGCTAATTTCGAACGAATTTCTCTATTTGATAATATATTATCACTTGCACAGCATATGAATAAAAGATTAAATATTGTTATATTTTCGTGTAGTGGACCATTAGATCCATTCGATGCAAATCACCCATCTTCTCAGCCATATTATTATAGACATGATGCCGCTTTATTAAGCGATCATAAAGGATCGATGTACGTAGAACCAATAAAGATACTGAAAACTGGTTGTGAATTTATAAATAGACTGGAATCAATATTGTATAATATTATGTCAGGCGAATTCGATTATTTGATTAAAACTACCCAAAATCATCCATATTATTTAAATGATGAGGTTTCTATTAAAAAATTATATAATACGATATCTGGTATAATTAATCATTTATTCAGTAAGAGTTTATTACAAACGATTAATACTACTGAATATGGGTTTAATTATCTTTTTTATGATTTATTATTGTTATCTCATAATGGTACGAGTATATTTACATCAAGATTAGATGTAGATGATTTTGAATTATTGTTATTTTCAACTAAAATTTATTTATCAGAGGAAATATTTAAACAATTAAATGGATTAATTGAGAATGTGATAAATTTTATAGATACTGAACTTAAATTAAAATCAGACTACATTATTTACCATAAATCAACTCCAATATGGCAAAAATCATTACCAGCTCTTGGTTTAAGTGACCAGGCATTTAACGGACAATCATATCCTAATTTTTTTTCTTCTGTTGGTAACGCAGTTGAATATTTATTCGGTCATTTATATGCATTTAAAACGAACTACTTAGAACCGCTTTTATACTCATTAAATGATATAAAAACCAAAATTGATGCGGTTCAATCTAGTTTAACAAATTCTAAATCTCGTTCTGGAGTCGCAAATACAATAGGTTATAAAGCCGTAAAACTCGCGAATAAACAAAAAATTGTATTTGAAAACCTGGTTAAAAAGCATTGCTCTCATCATTATAAATACAAATCGAGAACTGCAAATGATGGTATTGTTAAAAATAAAAGCACCAGAAGTTATAGACCCGATTCTATGAGGAGAAAAGGTATTGGTAAAGTACGTAATGATACCGATCCGTTGTCACCTACGTCAGCGACTATCCGGGACGCGGAAGAGAAACGAATGGCTCACCCATTATATGCAAAGAACGATACAATATCGCGAAATAAAAGGGTTAAAAAAGCTTTACAGCAATTAAATGAGCCTTTGAATGATAAAATAATAAGAGTAGTTGGTGATGATAAAAAAGATAGAAAAATGTCTCAAGGTCGTATCGAAAGAAATAACCCTGGTGGTGTGTTTATGGCGAATAGATTACATGCATTTAAAGAAATGCTTTCAAACGAAACTAGAAAAAAAAGAGTATTTTCCAGGAGTAGAGGGAGTAGAAAGAGTAGAAAACGTAATGTGCGTTCAGTATAAATGTAAATTGTTGTAGTCTAATATTACAACGGTTCAAATAAACAAGAATTATTTTTGTTATAATTTATTATGGTTTATCAACTATGAACCATAATAACAGAATAAGAGTAAACAGAATAAATGTATTAGAATATCGCGAATTATTATTAAACACCAGAATCACTTGTTCTATTTCCGCCACGAGTATTCAGATAATTTATTTGCTCAGGCGTTATACATGCACAACCGGTGCTAGTTGAATAAGGAGATGGGCAACACTCTGGTTTAAATTTGTTTTGAGCGAAAATAACAAGTTCACCGTCAGGTAATGGAACAGGAGTTCCTGTATATGCAGTTCCTGTATTATTTATATCACCATAACCAAACTCAGATGCAAAGGTAGTTGCCTTCGAAATCCAACTTGATGCAAGATCGCCATTATTTTTATCATTTAAAGGCGCGCCTAAAGTTGAAGCGCCTTCAGTAATAAAACCATCTCTCGATGCCGGTGTTAAAGATGCGGCACTTACTATTTCTTGAGGAATAAGATTTTGCAGATTGTTTATTTTGGTTATATCTTTTGTAGCGGCTACAACAGATGTATTAGACCCAACACCTCCGACTGAATTATCGACAATAGTACTGTCAATACCCTCCTTGCCAGAAGATCCAGTCATTAATAAATTACTAAGTGATACAAAAATAGGATACTTGCAGCACCCGCAAAATAAACTGGCGCCAATAATAAGTGTAAATAATAACACTAATATTAATATAGTATTATTCATTTGTTTTGTTAAATTAATAAATATATGATTCAACTATAATAAATAAATAGATAAATAAATTGTCTCAAATAATAAGGCGATTTATTTATTCGTTAATCATAATAAAATGTATTTCCCTAAATGAATATAATTAATACTAAATAACTACGGTGAAGGCATACTACTACCGCTTCTTCTGGTAATTTGTTTTGCTACAATAGCCAACATAATCATAGGAATCGCAAGTGTAAGAAATATTATAATGGCCGCTAATGCAAGACTCCAGCCAACAAATGGAATATACCATAATACAATTATTACGATAATCATTATAACTAGAATAATTATGATTAATTCATAAATTGACCCGATCAAAGAATAAAACGCCCATAAAATACCAAGTAAAGTCATAATAAACGTGGCGAGAATTCCTTTTATTTTTTCGAAAAAGTCGATCATCTTTATGAGTAGATTTTGAAACGGGATTACGAAATTTTGTATTCGCAACATAATCGTGCGATAAACCGCGCCAAGAGCTTCTCTTATACGATTCAATAATAACCGCATATTTTCGATAACCAATAACGCACTTTTAAATATTTCCAGAAATACACCAACAATATGATAGATCATATTCATGGGAATTTCAAACATTTTTTCGGACATTTGTTTACTGCATTCCATAAAATTTTGTTTTGTAAATTCGAGTGAGTCTGTTCCGGCTGGCGCATTTATCCAACCCGCAAACGGCATAATATTTGGTTTACATCTATTTTCCGGCCAATCACGCTGAATAGCCAGCATATTATTTTTTACATAAAAATATGTATAGGACAAAATGAATAAAAATATAATAAGGGCTGATTTCAAAATATCTGCACCATAACGTCCTGTGAATGTTTTAGGTCCATATAATCCGTTTATTTTTTCAAAAATTGTTTTCTCTGGCGGTCCATTATGTGAAACATTTATATTTTGTTGTGGTGAATTACTTTTTATTGGTACACTCATATATGCTGCATATAATGATATATTTTATATATATAACATTTTCTTATTTATTCGTCCTAAACTAGATTTTCTAAAAAAAGGTGATATGTTTGTTAATAGTAGTGGGTGCACCATGACCAAACAAAATCATGTAAATCATTATAAATGCTGCAATAAGCAGCGATCTATCTTCAGCGACTTCTTTGGGTTGTTTAAAAAACATAACCATCGCAAAATATATGATAAATCCTAAAAATGCAGAATGAGCAAGCATTACCAACCCACGTTCTTGAGTAGACATTTGAATAGAGATTATACGAAATGATGTATATATAATAATTATATAATAATTGTATAATGATTGTATAATGATTGTAGAAG